GGTATACACTACCAGACACCTCTTCAAAGACTTGCATAAAAGCAAAGTCAGCTGGTTTAGTGTAGTTATCCCAAGAAATAGTAAGTTGTTTCACTCCCGCCGTTACTGTTGGGGCACTGGGTGGGTCTGGTGCAGTTGCATCTTTAGTGGCAGCTATACTACCAGAGGCAAAAGCAGACCTAACACCTAAGAAGTTAAACGCTCTTACTCTGTAGTCGTAAGTAACTCCACTAATAACAGGGAATAAGGTAAACTCTTTTCCAAGTAACACAGAAGAGTTATACTCTGTGTCTGTACTCTTCTTCCATTGAAACTCGTACTGAGCTATAAGATCATCTGTAGTTACTGACCAAGTAAACACTATTGTAGGTACAGAAGTACCATCCTCGTTTATCTCCGCACTAGTAGCAGGTGTAGCTAGGGTAGGTGTCTGTATATCAAAAGCAGAAGCCAGTGTAGTGTTGTCTAACTCTAGTACAGCCCCATCGTCTGTCTCGTCAAAAACACTAGAACTAATCTCTTTTAAAGTCATGGTTACAGCAAGCTCAAGTTCACCTGCCAGTCCAAAGTTCCAAGTTAAAACCTCAAAGGTCTTATTAGTCCAACCAAACCTAGAGTTAGTTATAGTAACCACATCTCCTACTTGAACCTCAAAGGCCCTCATACCAAAAGATGCTTGTACTTGTAACTGCTGCCTGTTTCTCTCTAAAGATATAAGACCTAAACGTCTAGCTTCAGAGAAGCTGTTGGTAAAAGGTAACTCTAAGTCAGCTATACTTTCTTGACCGTTGTCAGCTCCTAAGAATGCATCGGCTTTACCTGTACCTGAACCCACTGCTGCTGCTGTGAATGTATTCCCCTTTGCATAAGTTACTCCACTTGTTCCAGCAGCTGTATTCCAGTTTGTATTACCTAAATCAGTTATTGTATAAGGAGAGCCTACAACGAGGGCACCAGCTTGTGTTACATTGGTAACTTGAGGGTAATCTGTTATCTGATAAGAAGTTTCTGGACCCCTGTAGGTTCCTTTAACTACATTAAAGTTATCCCTTCTAGAGTGTCTAGTAGAAACACTGAAACCAGATCTTAAGTCGTCGTCAGTTAAGTTTATAACAGGGGCTGTATAGTAAGCAGGTTTCATACGCCACTTACCCTGAGAGTACCATAGTAGACCTCCCATAGTTGACGTCAAGTCTTGTAAGATATCTGAAGGTGTTATAGAGGTTGTAAAAGCTCCGTTGAGGGTGTACCTCCGATCATAAGCTGTACCACTTCCTGTACCCACACCTGTAGCTGTAAAGATAGTACCTACGTTATTATCAGCGGCACCAATACTAGTAAAACCTGTTCCCGATTTAATCTTGTACTCATTACCTACAACAAAAGAACCCGCAGTGATAAACGTAGATTTTTCACTCATCTGATCACAGACATTAGCTGCTGTAGATATTACAGTATCGTCTATGTTGTAAGCGTTCTCAGCTAGACCGTAAGAAGAGGTTAGGTAATCCCTAAGACAAAGTGCAGGGTTACTAGACCAAGCTGTTGAGCTTGTACGTGGGTCGTAAACTTTCTTACCTTTTATGAGCGCAGTTACATTTGGTATCCCATCAGCGAAAGCATCTTGGTCATATTCATAGCGAATATAAATATAGGATATACCTAATAGCTTACAGTCACTGTCCCACTCAGAAGGTGGACTTAGGTTTGTAACAGCTGTCTGAGTATCAGTACCTAGTCTAGTTTCAATCTTAATCTTACCGTTAAACCTAGAAGGTGACGTTACATTATTTCCACTAAGTGTTATTAGTTCATCGTTAAAATAGATACCCTCAAAACTCTCAATCTCGTGTCCAGAGAAAGCAATGACCCTGTGTAGGAATTTGTTATCTGTACCAGAACTAGCTTCGTAAACTAAGGCTCCTCCAACTCTAACCTTACCGTATATAATCTGGTGGTCTAGTGCAGCCCCTCTTTGGGTTATTAAGTATCCTTTGTTTGCGTTTAAGTCTATATCCTCAGATAGTAGACCTTTAAGAGTTGCGCCAGCTGCTAAAGTTACTGCAAAAACTTTTCCAGCCCACGCAAGGCTCGCACCGCCAGTGGGAGGTGCTAGAATTATAGCAGTGATAGTTATTACAGCGGCAGTTATTGCATTGTTTTCATCTAAGAAATCAATCTCTTTGCCAAAAATCTTAATTCCCATTATGCATCTGCCTCACGACCCCAAGGTACTTTTTTATCTTGCATACTAGCTACAAAGTCTAAACCTTTGTCTGATGATACGTTAGCTATGTCTCTTGATTTTTGATAAGAAGATGTAAACCTAGCAACCCTAGCTCTCTCTAAGTCAACTAATTTATTCTCGACCTTAATAACTATAGTACTAGTATCTGAACCTTCTTGGATTTCCATTTGATCCATGTAACCGCTAAATACTTCAGCGCTGTTAGACCCAATACCGAAGTGTATCTTACATACTCGACCTTGATAAGGTTCTTGTAGAGCTAAAGATATTGCAGAGTTACTAATACCACTAATGGTTATAGTAGCACCCCTAGCATCAATATCTGAGGTCTCGTCAATAGCAGACACCGACAAAAATGTACCTAGACCCAGATAACTATCCCCACTTATTGTAAGAGTGTCGTAACCTGTCCAAATCCTTAAGGGACTAGTATCTGTTTCTAGTTCTACAGCGAAGAAGGGTTCAATATTTACATCATCTAAAGCTGAGATCATTGCTGGGGGTAAATCTCTTGACATTAGACAATAGCCTCCACAGCTTCAAAGGATATACTATATGTAGATAAGTTGTCTACAGACCAAGAGGAAGAGTTTTTAGAAAGTCTAAATACACCTTTAGGACTTCCTGTCTCTACACTTGCTGTAGAATAGTCATCTCTTAAGCTAGGCCATATTTCAAGGTCACCATCGCCAGTCTTATTGATTAAAACTGTGTGTAGTTTAGCATCTGCACCTGAGCCTAATTGAATATAGTCACCAGCTAGTAGTGTCTGTGTATTACTTAACATGTCTATAGTTACAGAACTGTCACCAGAAGACCCTGTTATAGTAGCTGTAGGACTAGCTATTGTAGATCTTAGAGTTCCTCTAGGTAGTACATAGTCAGGGTCTCCCAGTAGAAATGTACCCTCAAAACCTTTAAGAGCAATCAACATAGCTTTCCACTCAGCGGCTAAGTCTCTTCTAACTGTAGGTATACTAACAGTAGCTTCCCACCTTTGACCTTTATAGGAAAATGTCTGTTGTTTGTAAGTAAAAGGAGACTGAGATACAGCGGTAGCGTTTACAGCACGTAACTCGATACTCTCAATACCTATGGTAGTAGGTGTACTTAGGGGATAGGTTATAGCCATTATCTAAATGTCGCTTTCATTTGACCACCTCTACGACGAGAGTCCATAATTTGTTGTTGTGTCATGATAGCTATCTGAGGTGCAGACTGAGCTATAATTTTTCTTACACTCTCATCACCGTTAGCTGAGAAATTAAAACTTTGATTTATTACAATACTATCACCACCAGCTCTTTGACCTTTAGTGTGATCTATAACAGTCTCTCTAGGATGTAGCATAGCCATAAAGCCACCCTTACCGTCTAAGCCACCTGATCTTGAACCATTGCCTGTGTATCCTCCACCGTCATAATGGTGACCTTGTTGAGGTGGACCTTGTACTGGCCCAGCTAGATAACCTTGTATAGCTCCTCCTATAGACTGTACCATCTGTTCTACTACAAGTATTCTGTACAGAGATGATATAATATCAGCAGCCATAGTTCTAAAAGCATCTTGAGCTGTTGCAGTACCATCAACTAAAGTCATAAAGAAGTCCTCGAAAGGTGCAGCTAATTGTTTAGCTTGATCTTCAATAAGGTCTAGTTCGTCTTGTTGAGCTTTTAGAGCTTCGTTCTGTTTTCTTATGTACTCTGTAAGTTCTATAGCTGAGTCTATCTGCTCAGGTGTATATTTACTATAAGACTCTCCTAGAGCTTTCATAACTGAGGCTCTGTCCTCTTCTACACCCAAGAGACGCTCTTGTAACGTAAGGTTCTTCATAAGCTCTTGCAGAGGATCTTTAGGAGCTTTACGAGGTTTAGGAGGAGCCTTACCTTTACTAGCTTTATCAGGAGCAGCCATCCTACCTTCGACATACGCTGACATGTTTAGGTGATACTGGTACTCCTCATCTGTCATACCTAAGATAGCTTTGTTACCTATCTTGGCTTGTCTTTTGAGTATTCTCTCTTGTTCTTTTAACTCTGCAGTTAGTTTTTGTTCTTCTACTAACTGAGCAACCCTTGTGGCTATTATATCGCCTGCATTTTCTGAGTGTAGAAGCTGTAGACCTAATTTAGCTTTTAGGTCTTTTATAGCTTGTTCATCTATAAGCTTCTGTATCTGTTTTTCGTTTAGTAGCCCAGAAGCCCTGTCTCTTAGTATAGCAAGCTTATCTTCTTCATTAGCTATGGCTATAGAAGCTTTAATAGCAGCATCTGCACCAGCATCGTCTAAATCTTTTTCAGCATCTAAGAACTTTTGTTTAAGCTCTAACTGGTCTTCAAGAAACTTCTTACGCTTCTCTTCTTTGGCTTTTAACTTCTCAGCTTGAGCTGTCAGTTTAGCGTATATCTCATTCTGCTTCTCTAGCTGCTCTACTCTCTGCTTATCACTCTTTACAAGCTGGAACCCTAGTATCTTAAGACCGTTAGCTCTTATTCTTTGCAGACCAGATCTGTTGTCCTTTTCTTGAGAGGATAGGTATTCGTTAGCGGTTTGTAAAGCTTTCTGATATTGTAAAGCTTGCTTACCTATAGCTTCATTCTGATCGTCTATACCTCTTGTCAGCTTAAAGATTTCCATATGTTGGTTCTTTATAGCGTCAGTCATAGTTTTGGTGGCAGGGGCAAAGCTCTTGGACAAGTCCTGCATACCTGTCATAGACTTCTTAGCTTTAGAAGCTGCTATTGCAATCATACCAAAAGCAGTTGCTGCAGCAACAAAGGCACCCACTACAGCACCTGCAGGACCAAAGATACCTGCTAACTGAGAACCCTGTTGACCTATGGCTACAAGAACAGATTGTCCAGATTGTACCTGAACTATAAAGTCACCTACCTGATAACCTGCCTGTTGGAAACCTACAGACATGTTCCTTTTAAACTTTTGTATTGACTTGTATGAGTCTACGTTAAACCTAGCAAACTGGTTTCCCCCAGTAGCCACACCTGCAGTAAAC